TTGACCGTGTAAACTGTAACATTACCGCTCCAGTCATTGATACTGACAAATACACATTCCTCACAGAGAAAGAGGCTTGTCAGGCAAAGGTTGCCATCAATGCTCTTATCAGGTCTGGACAGAAACTCCATGAGGTTGACCTGATTGACATCCTTGGTTCACTTCAACTTGCCAATCTTTACCTATTAGTTGTTGAGATGAAGGAAGAACTTATGGAAGACATGATTGTCTACAACTGCCCTAAGTCTTACATTGGTGGACTAAAGGTCAATCAAGAAGGATTTGTCATGTCCACAGAGTATGGTATGATTAAACTCGTAGACCGTGAACAGTTCAGCTACGCCAATTTCGCACAGGGTAGATTTCAATGAGTGATGAACAACTTCAACAAATGGAACCGGTAGAACTTGAACGGTTCTTGGAGGAATGTGCCGATAAGGCCAAAGAATATGGTGTCTCATTTGAATACTACATGGCGGAGTTCGCATGACTGAAACCCAAAAGATCACCAGTGCATTGTCACAAATTGACAATCTAACTATTCTTCTTGAGGATAATGAATGGAAAACCTTTCTTTATTCACATCTCATTCCACTCAAGTATGAGCTACAGAGACAACAAGGTCTCTTGACTAATCAGACTAATTCCACTAACATTGAAGAGTAATCAAACCAAACCAATGAAGACCCTGTTTATTGTTGACCACTTTGTCCCATTCCCACAATCAGAGTATGGTGGAGTTTGGAATGTTATTGCCGATGATGAAGATGAGTGTTTTGATTTGATTACATCTGAAGATGACAGTAATTATTTTGAGTATTATGGTGTTTTGAGAGAAAATATTAGTAAGGCATATAAATATACTATTACATCCGAGGCAGAACCAGGAATTGTTACCTCATTCCTTACTTAAACTCATATGTCAAACTATTCAACAGAGTCTCTTCTGATTGATCTTCAACGTACGATAAAACATCTTGAAGACAATATCAAAGAGAAGAACAAAGAGATTGAAAATCTTAAAGGTCTAATTTTCAAACTCCAAGACAACATTCAAAAAAGTGACTAACTAAATGATTGAACTTGAACTCCCCAATGATTTTATTCATGAAGCCCCAACAGGTTATTCATATTCAGTTAGTGAATTCAAAACCAATGTCTTATCAATTTGGTTAAATCATCACAAAGAATATATCTACACATCAGAACCTGTTAAGACTATCTGGGGGTTCGTGCGGTTCACAAAGAAAGGTCACAAATACTATTCACCAATCAACTCTAAAAAAGTTGGTAAGGAAATAGATATTGATGAAACACGCCCATTCACTTCAATGAGACTTCACCTCAATCCTCTAGAGGCGGCATTTTTCTGATGGAAACCCGTAAAGATCGTATGGCCTACCCATATATCCCACAGGTTGATGATTACGTCATCTGGAGACGTACTACTGGACAGATTGATAAAGGATGGGTATATTTTGTTGATAAGGAATATATTACTATTGAGACTGGTGTAAAGGATAAACCCAACTGTGAATATACAAGAGAAGAGAAACATAAGAAGATTCACACTTTGGTAGTATGTCATCCTTGTTTCTGGAATCAGTTAGAATATGTCAAGAACAGAAGAGGTGATGACTAACAATACTGAATTACTAACCAATTATTGTTAGTAACCTCTAAAGTGTCCCTGTAGTGTAACCAATCAATCATCATGACGACTCCAATCGTAACCCAACTCTCAGAAATTCGTGACCAAGTTCGTAAACAGGATTACAAATGGACTAACGACCAACGTCAACGTTATGCCACCCTTATCGATCAACGTCACGCACAAATTGCACAATGGCGTGAAGAAGGTCGTGTCTGGGTAGGCCCTTCTAACATTGGTAAGGATAAGCCACAGGAGCAAGAATCAGACGATTGATAAACTGTCTATTACCTCTTGACTTTCACCAAGTCAGGGGGTATTATTGTTAGTAACCTCTAAAGTGTCCCTTTAGTATGACCACCACCACACCTGAAATGATTACTCTTCGGCCTCACCAGCAACGTGGACTTGACGCACTTGAAAAATACTCCAAAGGACAATGCATTGTCCCGACTGGAGGCGGTAAGACTCTGATTGCAATCATGGATGCAAAGAGACAACTAGAGACTAAACCTTCTACCATTGTTGTTGTCTGTCCTCGTATTCTTCTTGCAGAACAACTCTGTAGTGAGTTTCTTGAGGTTATTGATACTTCTACTGTTCACACTATTCATGTTCACAGTGGTGAAACTACTCACTTTAGTTCCACCAGACCAAAAGATATTCACCTATTCACCAACGTAGCACGTAGTGAAGGTGAGAGTGTCCTTATTTTCACCACATATCACTCTCTACATCGCGTACAAGAGGCAGACATTGAAGTCAATACCATTTACTTTGATGAGGCACACAACAGTGTTCAACGCCACTTCTTCCCTCCTACAGAGTTCTTCTCTAACGAAGCAGATCGTTCATACTTCTTTACTGCAACCCGTAAGACTTCTGTCACTATCAATAAGCCTGGTATGAATGATCGTGAGGTTTATGGTGACATTATTTGTCGTGTTTCTGCACCTGAACTTGTTCAAGGTGGATACATTGCTCCACCTAAAATTCATGTGAAAGAATTTGACGTTCATAACAATACCAAACTGATTACCTGTGACACTGATTGTGAACATCTCATCTCCACTGTTGATGAAGTTCAGATGAAGAAACTTCTGGTCTGTGTGAAGACTTCCAAACAACTGGTAAATGTCATCACTCATACCGATTTCACTACTCAGTTGTCTGATCGTGGTTATTCTTACCTTTATATTACCGCAAAAACTGGTGCAGTTGTTGATGGTAAGAAGGTCAATCGTGAGGAGTTCTTCAACGTCCTAAACACCTGGGGTAAAGATCCTGATAAAAAGTTCGTTGTTCTTCACCGTTCTATTCTGTCAGAGGGTATCTCTGTCAACCGTCTGGATTGTGTTATCTTCCTTCGTAATATGGACACCATTGAATTAACTCAGTCGATCGGTCGTGTTCTTCGTACCTGTCCTGATAAGGCCTTCGGTCTATGCGTCGTACCGATTTACAGCCGAGTGGGTATTGCCACAGAAAGAGCTCTTCAAAATGTTGTTGATGCCGTGTTTGAGAAGGGTGAGTTGTTAGATAGTGTAGTGCGGAAGTAATTATGGACATTAAAAGAGAACTGACTAATAGTTTATTACAGGCGTCATTGTGTAACACAAGAGAAGAAGCAAGAAATATTATCAGGAAGGCTGATCAGGCATCAATAAAGTTGTCAGGATTACCCTATGGATTCCCTATGAACATAAAAACAGATGAAACTAACTGAACACAGAAGTGATATCCTAGATGCCAAAGTTCGGGAACTAGGGTTCACTGTAGGTAAAGATGATGAGTATGCAGCCATACCTTTGACAGGTAGTGAGACCAAGTTGGTTATCATTCACAAGGGTAATATCCTGAAGACTTGTCGTAACCGAAAGGCAGCACTTACCTTTATCAAGAAACATAGTAAAACTAAATAAGACATAGGATAAAGAAAGAAGATGCAGACCTTTCAACAATTTCAAGAAAAATTGACAGAAGTCTATGACCCTGAAGTACAAGGAAGGTCACAGATTCGTAAGACGGGTGAAGGTGGAAGAGTAGGAAGAGACCGCAGAAAGAGTGAACCAGAACGCCGTAGAATGAAGGCCACTGGTGGTGGTAAGACTGCACCAGTTAGTTACAAGGACCGAAAGGACATTGGTGATCAGAAACAGGCAGCAAGTAGAGTTCAACAACCAACCAAAGAACGTGGCTCTGCAGAAGTCAAACAGTCATATGCTGATAAAGTCAAGGCAGAAAGAAAGGCCGCAGCATTGGCAAGACGCCAGGCCAAATCAGGTGGTGGAGAGGTAACTAAAACTAAAACATCTTCTAAAGACGCTGAGAAACAAGCATCCAAACTTCTGACCAAGAAGACACCATTGAAGAAAGTTGATCCTGATTATAAACCAGCCAAGGCGTCTGGACTTACTCGTAAAGAGAGAATGTCCCAGCAACGTAAGGGTGAGACCATGTTACGTGGTATATTTAAAGACCAAGAAACTGACAAATACCGCAAGGCAACGGGCAAGAATCCCGATGCCAAAGGTAGAACCAAGATTATGGGTAGAGT